TTCGGCCCAGTCAAAAAAGTAATTACTTCAAAGGAACTTATGGATGATGGTACTATTGCAAGTTTGGAAATTGATTGTATCATACTTCGTCATACTAAACAGAAGAAAATGACATACCAAGATGAAATGGATTACTTGGTGTCGAATGATAGTAGAAATGAATTTATATGTAATCTTACATATTCTCTAAAAGGTAATACACTTGTATTGTTTCAGTATGTTGAAAAACATGGAGTTGTATTACATAATAAGATGTTCTCTAGAATACCCAAACAATTACATTATGTTTATGGTGGTACAGACACTGAAGACAGAGAAAAGGTCAGGGAGATTGTTGAGAATGCACAAGACAATGTAATCCTTGCATCATATGGTACATTCTCCACTGGTGTAAATATTAAAAAGATTGATAATGTTATTTTTGCAAGTCCTTCTAAATCAAGAATACGTAATCTACAATCTATAGGTAGAGGTCTACGTAAAACAGAAGGGAAGGATTCTATGAGATTGTTTGATATTGCAGACGACTTACAATGCAATAATTATACGTTGAATCACCTGAAAGAAAGAATAAATACTTATAACGAAGAAGGTTTTTCGTATAACATAAAACAATTTGACCTAAAATAATGGCAACACCAAAAGATTTAGTACCAAACAAATACGAAGTTCTCAAGCTTAAAACAGGAACTGAAATTTGTGGTATGACTAGAGATACAGGAAATGGTATCGAAATAGTTTTACCTATGATATGTCAATTGAGTGCAATCACTAAGAAACAAACACTTGCAACTTTCTACCCTTATGCACCATTATCCAAAGACCCCTCTGTTCTAATTTCTATAGAACAAATTTTACACCGTAGTAATATGAACGAACAGTTCATTCCATTTTATGATGAAGCATCTTCTCAATGGCAAACAATGGTTGAAGAAGGTAAGATACCTTTGACTAATAAATCTAATATTAGAGGATTGGTAGAACAAACTATTTCAGATATGATGAGTCAAGTGAGAGAAGAAGATTATTACGAGGAAGAAGAAGACTTCATTATCCCATCCGATAAAACTATTCATTAGAGTTTTTAATTTACTAAATAGATTCCGTAAGATATACAATATTGTTATATTTTGTTATAAATGAGGATTATAATTCGAAATGACTGAATTAGTTAAAAAAATAAAGGAAGAGGTTGCACATTTTAATGAAGAATCATTTATTGATGCTTTAGAATTAGTTGTGTTGATGTTTGTCTTTGTGACAACAACACTTGCAATCGCTCCTATAATGTAAGGAGTAAAATGGAAATAATCGGTTTAACCGTTTTCGGAATATTTGTCAGTTGGTTGTATCTATCGTATGCACCCATGCATGACATTAAATCATATATCTATAGTGTAGAGGATTACAATACTGCAATGCAGATGAGAAAAAAGGAAAAAGATGAGTCTAGAAAAGAAAGCACTACAAGTAGTTAATCTATCTCCATCGGAATCATGGGTTGAAAAATTACATGACGTTCATCCTATGAAACAAATCGCTGTCGCATCAGTTATTCAGGTTTGTGTTTTCGGATTTATGATACTTTCATTCTTCATAATCAATCAATTTGTGGGTCACTAAATGAAGACCTATATAGTATATACAATGATTGCAATTACTTTCTTTTATATCACAATAGGTGAGAAAGATAGAATGGGAACACGTGCATTTTTACGAGACGGTGAAATTGTTTCAGGTGCGTACTTACCTAAGTAATCTCTTTATTATAGTATATCCCCGCTGGGTCATATAAATCATATCACGACTTTTTAAATCCCACAAGGGGTTTTTTGAAAAAACTTTCAAAAATTAACATTTAATAAATACTAAAAAACCCCTTACAATATCAATTTTTTTGTGTATAATGGATACATGACAACGAAAAAAGACCCTAAAACACAGGCGCATTACGTCAACAACAAGGACTTTACCAACGCAGTTGCAGAGTATGTTAGTCAAATAAAAGAAGCAACTGACAAAGGGAAAACTCCTCCAAGAATGTCAGAGTACATAGGTGAGTGTATCTATAAGATTGCAACTCGACTATCTACAAGACCAAATTTCATTAACTACACCTATAGAGACGAAATGATTTGTGATGCAATTGAGAACTGCATACAATACATAGGAAACTTTAATGTAGAAAAATCAAACAATGCATTCGCATATATCACTCAAATATGTTATTATGCATTTCTTAGAAGAATCCAAAAGGAAAAGAAACAAGTTTATATCAAACAACAGGCTATCGATGCAACTAATATTACTATGGATGCATTCGATACTATTGACGGTCAACATGACCCAAGTTTAATCAATACAAATGTTGAATGGATGCAGGAGAATATGACTCGTGTAGAATACGAACCAAGAAAATCAAAAAAGGCAAAACCTAAAAAAACTAACTTAGAAAATTTTACTGAATGAAAATTGCAATATTGAACGACACCCATTGTGGTGTTCGTGGTGACATGGTTGAAATGTCAAAATATCAAGGAAGATTTTACAATGAAATCTTTTTCCCATACTTAGATGAACATAATATTAAAAAAATAATTCATCTAGGAGATTACTTTGATAGAAGAAAGTATATAAACTTTGCATCTATGAAAGCGAATATCAAACATTTTATTGAACCTATGAATGAACGTGGTATCACCATGGATTTAATTCTTGGTAATCATGACACCTATTATAAAAACACAAATGATGTAAATGCACCTGAGTTGTTATTATACAATCAACCAAACGTTGACGTGATAGTAGAATGTGAAACTAGAGAATATGATGGTTTTAACATTGCATTAGTTCCATGGATTAATCCTGAAAACTATGCAGACTCAATAGAGTATCTTATGTCTGCACCTGCATCAGTTTGTATGGGTCACTTTGAGATTGAGGGTGCATTAGTCCACCCAGGCATGACATGTCAACATGGTCTTGACCACTCATATCTAAAACGATTTGATAAAGTCTATAGTGGACACTTCCATCAAAAGTCAGAAGTAAAGAACATAAAATATATTGGTTCACAAATGCAATTCACATGGTCAGATTATGGAGATAACAAATACTTCCATATCTTTGATACTGAAGACCAATCAATGACACCAGTACATAATCCAATCACAATGTTTGAAAAGTCATTCTATGATGACACCAAAGAAACATTTGAAACTATATCAAATGCAGATTATTCAAACCTAGAAGGAAAGTTTGTAAAAGTAGTTGTAGTCAATAAAGACAATCCTTACTGGTTTGATACGTTCCTAGATAAAGTCCATGCACAAAATCCTTTACACGTTTCTGTAGTAGATGATAACAAACACATGGACTTTTTCGATGACGATGATATAGAAGACATTGAAGATACACTTACAATTCTATCTAAGTATGTGGATGGATTAGATATACAAGGTAAGAAAAAACCTCTTAACGAATTAATGACTACCCTGTATAATGAAGCATTGGACGAACATAATTATCTATGATAAATTTTAAAAAGGTAAGATGGAAGAATTTACTTTCATCAGGTAATAACTTTACTGAAATAGAATTAAACTCTCACCAAACAACTCTAGTATTAGGTGAGAATGGTGCAGGTAAATCTACTTTACTTGACGCTTTATGTTTTGGATTATATGGAAAAGGATTCCGTAATCTGAAAAAAGACCTATTAATCAATAGTATCAATGAGAAAGGACTTGTAGTAGAAGTCGAGTTCTCTATTGGTAAAAAAGAATACAAAGTAATCCGTGGTGCAAAACCAAATAAATTTGAACTTTATGTCAATGATATAATGGTAAATCAAGATGCAACCGTCAAGGATTATCAAGAACACTTAGAAAAGAATGTTCTCAAAATGAGTTATCGTTCTTTTACTCAAGTCGCAATTTTGGGTTCTGCAAACTTTACACCTTTCATGCAATTACGTGCCGTAGAAAGACGTAAACTTGTAGAAGACCTACTAGACATTTCTATATTTTCAACTATGAGAGATATACTTCGTAAGAAGGTATCAGAACATAACATTGAAATTAAAGAAACAAACCATGAGATAGAACTCATGGAAGAACGAATCAATGGTTTGAATGAACAACTTAATGCACTTCGTGAAAATCGTGAGAAGAAAATCTCACAATATGAATCTACTGTTGAAGAAACTGAAAACAATATCGACAACTTACTGGAGAAAGTAGATGAAAAGACGAAAAATGTGGTGGAGAAAAAATCCACCATCAAGGATAAAGACCCTCAAACGGATAGACTCAAACAAGCTCTTGATGTGGAGAAACGATTACAAGAGTCTAGAAAGAAAGCACTTGCAGACATTGAGTTCTATGAGAACAACGATGATTGTCCCACCTGTAAACAAGGTTTAGACCATGAACACAAGAAGAAACACATTGAAGAAAAAACTGCAAAAGTCGAAGAGGTCAAAGATGCAATCACAAAGATTGATGAACTCATCCAAGAAGTCAGAGATAGAATTGAAGAAATAAACAAAGTACAGGACGAAATTGAAAAGATACAAAAAGAGATTGGTATCATTCAAACAGAAATCTTATCTAATCAAAAGTTTGTAAAGAAAATACAAGGTGAAATAAAAGAGTTAGAAAAGGAACAAAGTGGTAGTTCTGATGCACATGAACACTTAAGTGAAACTGAAGACAAACTAGAAATCTTACATAAGAAGAAAGAATCACAAGTTGACCAAGGACACTACTACGACATCGCCACAACCCTTCTAAGAGACCAAGGTGTAAAAGAGAAGATAATCAAACAGTATGTCCCTATAATGAACAAACTGATTAACAAGTATCTTGCACAACTTGAGTTCTATGTTGGTTTTGAATTAAATGAATCATTCGAAGAAACAATCAAATCAAGATTTAGAGACGTATTCAAATACGATAACTTCTCACAAGGTGAAAAGATGAGAATCGATTTATCATTGCTGTTTACATGGAGAGCAGTCGCAAGAATGAAGAATAGTGTAAACACAAATCTATTGATATTAGATGAAGTGTTCGACTCTTCACTTGATACTAACGGAACGGATGACTTCCTAAAACTACTAAACACCCTAACGGAAAAGACAAATGCATTTATCATTTCTCATAAAGGTGATGTATTATATGACAAGTTTGAAAATGTAATTAGGTTTGAAAAACATAAGAACTTCTCGAGAATCGCAGAATAGATAAATAGTAGTATGAAATCATTTTCGGAACACATAAATCCAAAACTCGATAAGTTGGAATTATCTACTTATGATAAGCCTATATTATCAGAAGATATCGATTTACCAGTAGATGTTTTAAGTGGATTCGAGGTATCTCAGGTCGATAAATCCGAAAGAGCAACAGTTCAAATTAAGGTATCATCTACCGATAGGGATACTGATAGAGACGAAATTTTAAGAAGGTTGAAAAATGCAGGTATAGAAGCAGACCTTATTTCTACAAGTTCATCAGTTGACCCAATTCAAGGAGTGTTTGATGGTAGAAAATTCAGAATCAATGTAAAACCTAAATCAGGTGGAATGGGAGAAACAACTCTAAACTCTAGTATTACAGAGTTATTTCCGTGTATTGCATTTGAAAAAAATCTAAGTCCAACTACTCCTGAAAATTTTATGGAAAAATTATTAGAAGTAGATTTGAGTTCGTTAACTTGTGTTGGTTCAGGAGATTTAAAGGCTGCACAAGAAACAATAAACAAAGCTGACACTTCATCTAAATTTACAGATAAGATGGATAATGCTATTGGTATTCTAAAATTTTTAAACGACCAACATAAAGATAAACCAATCAAAAATGTTTATTGGGGATATAGAACAAAACCAACTGGTGTTCCTAAAGGACATCCAGGCGATATGTTTATTGAGTATACAGATGGTAAAATGATAGGTGTAAGTTTGAAAGCAGGTGGTAAGAAAACTTCAGAACCACAACTAAACACATATCATAGAACTGTTTTTAAAAACAAAAGGGGTGGTGCAGATTTCAATGATACAAAAGGAAATGATGCATTAAGAAAACAAATATACAATCAGGTATATACAAAAGTTAAGGGTATGCCTGCATTAGATAATTTTGATGGTGGAACTAGTGGAAGACATAAAGATAAGAAAGAAACTATAAAGGCAATCGATAAATTATCAAAACGTGACCACGACACACTATATAATGAATACTTAGAATTGGTTCGACAAGGGTTAATTGCTAGATTTAACAAAAACAAAAAAGAAAGTTTAAAATACATTAAAGATGCAATCCTAAGAGAAGCACCTGATGTTCCTACAATAGTAATAAAAGCAGTAGGGACAGATTATTCAGAAATCACTGATAGGAATGAACTTGGTGTATTTTTACCACAAGTAGATTTTGTAAAAGCTGAAACTGGTAAAACAAAACAAGATTGGACAATAGTATTAAAAAGTGGAAGTGAGAAAGTAAAATTAGGTATGACTTGCCGTTCTAGTAGTGGTGGTAAACTTAAACAGTTTAGTCTCAAAGTCACATATACGGGAATAATGAAATAATGTATGAATTAGTTGAAGAAGCAAGTAAGGTTCTAAGAACCCCACCACAACCTTTTGATTTCGAAAATAGAACGGATGCAAAAGAGATAGAAGAAAAACTTGCAGAGTCTATGGAGAAGTTTGGTGGTATCGGACTATCTGCAAATCAAGTTGGATTAGATGCAAGAGTGTTTGTGATGAGAACACAAGACGGAATAAAGGCATTCTTTAATCCTGAAATTACTAAAGTATCACAAGAAACGGATTTAATGAAAGAAGGTTGTCTCTCATTTCCTGATATATATTTAATGATAAAAAGACCACGAGTGTGTGAGTTAAAATATCAAGATGCAGAAGGAAATGAACATTCAACAATGTTGGACGGTATCGGTGCAAGATGTGCCCAACATGAAATAGACCATTTAAATGGTATAGTTTTTTTACAACGTGCAAGTAGAATGAAATTAGAACGTGCATTGAAAGCTCGTCCAAAAGAAAAGAGAAAAAGAATTGAGTATGAACAAAGACAAGCACTCGCAAAATATATCCAACAGATTCAATCTGTTAAAGATTCCGAACATGTTGACGGAGAACCAGTCGAGGAATCTGATACACTTCCACAAAACGCACAAGCATCTTAGAAGTGTTGGAGACGGTACTGATTACCGTGCAATAGACCTAATTCACATCCACACTCAGTGGGTTCGTGATATATTCAATCGTATTGCATATCAATCTGTAGGTGAAATAAGAAAACATTCAGACCAAGTAGTCTATCCTGAAATGACTGCAATCAATGAATGGGAAATCGGTGGTGTTCAAGAACCACACTTAGACACTTACTCAACAGTAGAATTAGAAAACGATATAATAGAGGAACACCCTAGTAGAGAGTGGACACTTATATTGTATCTAAATGAAGATTTCAAAGGTGGGGAGACATACTTTCCCGACCAAGATAATTATGTGCATAAACCAGTTGCAAGAGAAGGACTCTTGTTTCAAGGACTGTATCATAAACATGGTGTGTATCCTGTTCGTAGGAATTCTAGACACACTATCTCAATGTGGTTTTCCACAAATCCTGATAACATCATCACCGATGATAGAACTAAAGACTTAGAAAAAGACCATTATAAATTAAGAAATATTTGACAATGCTACTCACTTTTTAGTATACTAATACAGTATTAAAGAAAAGGAGAAAAAATGAGTAATTTAGTTAATGATGCGATAATGGACGAAATCGTAGATGACGTAATCACACTAAAAGGTGATGACATTTGGAATGTCATTTTTGCAATACAAGATGAGTTTGGTATCGAACATATGCCTGGTGCATTTGAGGACGAAGATGAGTTCATCGATACACTTGTTAAATTAAGATTTGAAGCGAGGTGCATATAATGGATATAGGATATTTAAGTGAATTTGATGGAATCAAATATGAACAAAGTGGTAAAAACTATAGAGGTCATATCACTAAAGTAGTGAACAATGACTTCCCTTTTATAGAAGGTAAATTCTATGAAGTTGACCATCAAGGTATTAGAATTGATATTCTACCTTTTAATGCTATTATCTATGCACAATCTTTTAAAGGACTAAATGTTGAATGGTGGTTCGAAGGACAAGGTTGTGATAACTCTGCAATAGGATGTTCAGGTTCATGGGAAAAAATATGTGCCTAAAACTTGACAATCCTATTCACTTTTTTATATACTAACAACATGACAAATAAAATTAAAAACCAAAAAGACCAACTTGCAAAATTAATGGCAACTGAAGATATTACAGTTGTCCATAGAAATATACCAACTGCATATTTTGATATTAAGAATAGAATCCTTGCATGTCCTACTTTTAAGGATGATATATCAAATGAATTATATGACTTATTCATGGGTCATGAGGTTGGTCATGCATTACACACACCATATGAAGGTGTTCATAGTGCATTAGAAAAAAACAGAACACTTAAAGGATATCTTAACGTTGTTGAGGACGTTAGGATTGAGTCTGCAATCAAAGATAAATTTGCAGGACTTAGAAAGTCTTTCTATACTGCATACAACGAACTTATGGAGAGAGACTTTTTTGGAATCAAAGGTAGAAATCTACAAGAACTTTCATTGATTGACAAAATCAATCTTATCACTAAGGTTGGTTCAAGAGTTTCAATACAACTTACTGATGAAGAACAAGTCTTTTTAGACAAGTGTTATGCATGTAAAACTTGGGAAGATGTTGAGAGAGTTGCAAATGAAATCTACGAATGGTCAAAAGAAAATGAGACAAGAGACGAGACTGATGAAAGTCTAGTTCCTCAATCAATTGATTTTGACGGTGATGAAGATGAAGACGAAGATGGAACTGAATCAGAAATGGATTGGGATTCTGAAGAGAGTGACGAAGAGTTAGAAGGTGATTCATTACCCGACCTTAACATGGAAGGTGAAGAGTCTACTGAAGATTCAGAAGAAAATGCACAAGAAGGTGAGTCAGATTCTAATGACGAATCAAAACCAACTGGTAGTTATGTTGGTGGTAAAGAAGGTGGATATGGAACTCATGATGATGAAGACGGTGCAAGAGAATCAATCACTGAACATAATGCACATAACAACGAAGGTGACTACATTTCAGATGTTGCACACATAAAATCACAAATCGATTTACCAAAAATCTTCAAGGATAAAAAAGAAGAGATAAACAATATCGAAGTTTCATACAAAGATGTACTAAAAGACTGGAGAGAATTTTGGAATAAAGAAGAAGACAAGAAAAGAAAACCAAGAGGAATAATCGCTGGTAAACACTTAGTTGATAAAAACAAAAAGATTGTTTCTCATATGGTCAAAGAATTTGAAATGAAACAAACTGCACAAAGAAGTAAGTATGCAACTACTGGTAAAACTGGTAAGTTAGATATGAATAGACTTGCGAAGTATCAGATTGTTGATGATGTTTTCAAAAGAGCAATATATTTACCTGAAGGACAAAATCACGGTGTCAACGTAATGTTAGACTGGAGTGGTTCTATTGCAAATGAAGCTCAAGACTTGTTAGAACAAACAATCATACTTGCAATGTTTTGTAGAAAATCAAACATACCTCATAGAATGTATCTGTTCTCTGATTCATATGACACATCTACCGATGATTACAATTGGAGAAGAGACGATGCAAACTTACTTACAATTGCAAGTGATGAAATGTCTAATAGAGAGTGGACTGAAATGTTAGTAAACCTAGGGACACTATGGACTAATTTCACTTTTCAAAGAAATTTCAGAAATCAAGAAAAAGTTATAGAAACATGGAATGGATTATTCGGAGAAGTTGATGAAAAACCTATTGACCAATATTACACTTGGTTCGACTCTCACGTATATCCAAGAGGATATAGACTTGGTGGAACACCTCTTGACCAAACACTAGTTGCAATGAGAAATCTTTTACCTAAGTTCAACAATCAGTATAACATTGAGAAGTCAATTCTTACAGTGATTACTGATGGGTATTCACATAGAGCAGACTTGTTAGGGAAAACTGCAGAAGAGAACAAGATTATTGAAGAACAACAAGGTGATGATGACTACTACTGGAGAACACCTATTTCAAGAGAAATTATTGACCCATATTCAAAAAGAATTCATGACTATGAAAAAGGTAAAGGGTATGGTTCAAACAGTTTCAGAAACACTGCAAATCTTTTAGAGTGGTTGTCAAAAGAATGTGGTGTAATCATTACTGGATACTTTGTTCTAGGTAAGAAGAGAGACATTTACAATTTAATGCATGATGCAACTGAGGGACAAAACATTCAATACGATGTTGATGATGTTTGGAAAGATATCAGAAAAGGTGGATATATTTTGAATTGTCATGGATATAACAAACTATTCATCACCTCTGCAAGTGCAATAGGTGTTGACGGTAATGATGAATTAGATGATGACTTAGTTGATGCGAAAAAAACTAGAGTTCTTGCCGCTTTCAAAAGAAACCAAAAGTCAAAAAACACTTCAAGATTTTTAACTAACGAGTTCATAAAGGAGATTGCATAATGAGAGACCCGTTGAGAGTAGATGATGCCTACTATATTTCGCATCAAACTGATTATTCTGCATTTGCAGATGCAGTAATGGACGTGGGGCCAGCACCTTGCACTAAGTTTGATTGTCCTAGACAAAAACAATGTGCAGAGGAAAGTGTAGAGTGTAAGGCATTTAGGTATTGGGTAAACGAAGGTGTATTCACAACCTATAGAAAAAAACTTAAGAGAGAAATTTCTATCGAACATGAAATGCAAAAGTTATTAAAACCAATAAAATAGGTTGACAATGCTATGCACTTTTTTGTATACTATAAAAGATGAGAAAATTAACTAACTTTAAAAAGGAGACTGTATGAATAAAAGAAGTTATGACAGAAGTGAATCGATTTCTATAGAGGGAAAACCGTTCCACTTCACACCTGATAGGAAGGAGTTTCTATCAAACCTTACTGCGATGTTTAAAGATAAAACATCGTTTACTAAAGAAGACTTAGACAAAGTAGGTGGAATGCCTTACTGGTGTAAATCTGCAAGATATAATTTTAAAGATAATGGTATCTTTAATCTTACTGCTGTAATAAATGGATACAACGGTGGTTATGAATCCGAGAATGTAGTTCCGATTGCAAAACCAGTTCCTGCAACACCAGTCGCAGTTCAAACTATGCCAGTTGCAGCTGCAACTGAATCAGTGAATGTTCTTGACGAAAAGGTCAAAATCATTCCTGAGAAAATGTCTAACTATGTTCCTTTCGGACATTTTAGAGATATCAAAAACATTATCAAGTCTAAGATATTTTTCCCAGTGTTTGTGACTGGTCTTAGTGGTAATGGTAAAACTCTTATGATTGAACAAACATGTGCTCAATTGAAGAGAGAACTTTACAGAGTTAACATCACTATTGAGACTGATGAGGACGACCTAATGGGTGGTCACACACTAGTCAATGGAAACATAGTCTACAGGGAAGGCCCTGTAATTAAAGCTATGAGAAAAGGTGCTGTCCTTCTTCTTGATGAAGTTGACTTGGGTTCTAACAAACTTATGTGTTTACAATCAGTTCTTGAAGGTAAAGGATACTTAATCAAGAAAACTGGTGAGTGGGTGTCACCTAAAGAAGGTTTCACTATTCTTGCTACTGCAAATACTAAAGGTCAAGGTTCTGAAGATGGAAAGTTCATAGGAACTCAAATTATGAACGAAGCGATGTTAGAGAGATTTGCAATTACTATGCAACAAGAATATCCACCAGTGACTACTGAGAGAAAAATTCTTTCAAAAGAAATGGAATTGACTGGAGACGTTGACGAAGAGTTCGTGACCAAACTAGTAGACTGGGCAGACATAATCAGAAAAACCTACTATGAAGGTGCGATTGATGATGTTGTCACTACTAGAAGACTTGTTCACATTGTCAATGCATTCAGAATGTTCAATGACAAACTCAAGTCAATCACAATGTGTATTTCTAGATTCGATGAAGAGACTAGAAATAGTATTCTTGACCTCTATTCTAAGATAGATGCAGGGGTTGACCTAAATGCAGAAAACCCTGTTGACGAAACAGAGTCTTCAGAGTATAATGATTAATATGTTTGGTAAAAAGAAAACCATTGATTACAAATATAACGAGGACAAGTCCCTAAAGGAACTTGCCTCTTATATTGATAACACCTATGACCAACATTACAGTTTAAACAAATACCAGTCTACTGAGTTTATAATCGATAGTGGACATGGTGAAGGTTTTTGTATCGGAAACATAATGAAATATGCACAACGATACGGTAAAAAGGGTGGTAAGAATCGTGCAGACCTATTGAAGGTTTTACACTATGCACTATTCATGCTACATGTTCACGATAAACAGGAGACTAAAAAGTGATGAAAATAAGTGATAATACAAGGGACGTTCTAAAGAACTTCTCAACAATTAACTCGGGAATCAGAGTTAAAACTGGAAACAAATTGGAAACAATTTCCAATATGAAAAACATTCTTGCAGTTGCAACTGTATCTGAGGACTTTCCTCAAGATTTCAGTATCTACAATCTGCCAGAATTCTTAGGTGCGACTTCTTTATTAGAAGACCCCGACTTTCAATTCAATGATACTTCGTTGTCAATTACCGATAATAATTCTGCAATGAATTATTTCTTTGCAAGTGAAGGTATGGTTGTTGCACCCGATAAGATGATTACTATGCCTGATGCAGAGATTACATTTGACCTATCGTCTACACTTCTAAATGACTTGAATAAAGCATCAAGTGTTCTAGGTGTAAATGATTTAATTCTGAAATCAGACGGTTCTACTATCACACTCGAAGTGACTGATAAGAAAAACACAACTTCTAATACATTCTCAAGGATTGTGGGTGAAGGTGATGGAACAACTTATCAAATGAATTTTAAGATTGAGAATCTTAAAGTTTTAGAAGGAAACTATACAGTTTCAGTATCAAGTAAAGGTATATCTCATTTCAATAATAAAGATATAGACCTT